ATTATTCAGGATGTTAACGTCAAATTGGCTATCCCAGAGCCAGACACAGCGTACTAAGGGGGCATAAATGTCAGATTTAGAAGCAATTGAAGTCACCGTTAAGTCTCCTGTGCCGCTTCCGGTCAAGGATGACTACGATTTAGGTGCTGATCCTGTTGCAAAAACGGAACCAGCAGCAGAACCAGTTAAACAACCGGACGAAGGTGTTGAACTTCTTCGCCGCCAGTTGGATGAAAAACGTCGTGAAGCTGATGAAGCCCGCCTTGCACGGGCGCAAGCTGAAAAGTTTGCTCATGAAGCCAAGCAGGAAGTAAAAACNTACCAAGTTCAGGCTCANGATAACCANTTAACGGCATTTGTTAACGCAATTGCCAGCTTTGAACGTGATGCGGANATGTTGGAGCGTGATTATGCTGCAACTTTGGCGGATGGTGATTACAGCAAAGCCGCAAAACTGCAACGCCAGATGTCTCAGGTCGAATCCCGCCTTATGCAATTGGCCCAAGGCAAGGAAGCAGTCGAAGAAAAGTTGAATTATGAACGGCAAATGCTTGAACAGCAGCGCCGTCAGCCTCAACCACGCTTTGAACAGCAGCCTTCTGACCCTATTGAGGCTCAAATTGCGTCTGTTAAGAGTCCAACGTCGCAAGCATGGCTTCGTTCACACCGTGATGTGCTGGCGGACCCTGATAAAACGGCTCTTATGACTGCTGCACACTACGAAGCGATTGCTAGGAAGATTCAACCTGACAGTCCAGAGTACTTTGCGCACATTGAAACCCGTGTTTACGATGGTGAACCGCAACAAGCACCTGTTTCTCAGGTTCGTCAGCGTCAAGCTATGGCGGCTGCACCTGTTTCACGGTCAAATGCTGCTCAAACCTTCCGTTCAGGCCAGACCGTAACCATGACATTGACGCCAGCAGAGCGTGATCACGCTATGGCAATGGATATGACGGATGAAGAGTACTTGGAAGGTAAACTTTATCAGATGAACAAGGGTGCGATGGGGTAAACCATGACAGATCAACCTAAACGTGGACCCGGACGCCCCGCAAAATCTCCAATTATTGAAATGGTGGAAGAAACAATGAACGATTTACGCAATTCAGCCGACACCGAAGTCGAAGCACCTCTTGTTTCCCGTGGTTTGCGGGAAGCTGCCATCCGTGCGGAAGAACTTCGCAACCAAATGCGCAATGATAACTTCGATGCATCCATGCATGATGAGTTTTACATTGACCCACGCAAGATTCCGGAAGGATGGGACTACAATTGGAAGCGTGAAAGCATTGCTGGCATGACGGATCAGGAGCATATGATCGAAATGCGTGGCGTTGGTTGGGAGCCAGTTGATGCAAGGCGGCATCCTGAGATGATGGCGATTGGTTATGTGGGTCCAGTACGTCGTAAAGGCATGATTTTGATGGAACGCCCATCGGAAATTACCCGTATTGCAATGGATCGTGAACTTGCAACGGCCCGTGAAGTAGTCGCGTCAAAGGAACGTGCATTGGGCATGACTCCGTCAGGTACTTTTGAACGTGATCACCGCAGGACTGGCGTAAACAAGTCATACGAACCAATGAGTATTCCTCGTTCCTAATAGAAAGGCCCCTTTGGGGGCCTTTTTTATTACCTATTGCAAGGCATCAATTGTGATGCTATGAATATCAGATAACTCCGCTACGCGCCGTAGTGGGCTTCCCCTCGTTGGTTACAAAAAGACGCGCTGTCTTGCATGTAGCCTACCGAAAAGGAGCAACCTATGGCGAATATCTCAGCGCCCAATGGTTTCCAGCTTGCTGGCTTTCTGGACGGGCGTACTGGTTCTTTGGGCCAGTCGTCGTATCAAATTGCTAGCGGTTATTCTTCCAACATTTTCTCTGGCGACCCCGTACAGATTTCTGGCGGCTATGTAATTGCTGGTGCTGCTGGTACTGCCGCAGTTTTCGGCGTTTTCGTAGGCTGCGAGTTCTACAACGCTTCGGTTAACAAGGTGACTTGGTCCCCTTATTGGCCAGCCAGCCAGACCGTTCCATCGGGAACTGTCATCACCGCTTACGTCATNATCGACCCACAGGCTACCTTCAAGGTTCAGTCGTCGGGTNCTGCTGCTGTTACTCAGGCTCAGGTCAATTCGAACATTGACTACGCCGGTAATTCGCCAGCTTCGCCAACCAACACCCAGCTTTTGTCGGGTCAGTCNACGGCTTATGCTAACCAAGCGAACATCAGCACTTCGACCACGTATGCATTCCGCATTCTTTCTCTGGTTACGTTCCCACCCGGTGCGAACGGTACTGATACAACGACGCCTTACAACAGCATCATCGTTGGCTTCAATAACCAGTCTTTCCGTATCACTGCCGGTTCATAAGGAGTAGGCTCAAATGGCTGTCAATCTTAGTCAGATTCGTGACCTTCTCCTCCCCGGTTTGCGGGGCGTGGAAGGCAAATATAACATGATCCCAAGCCAGTACGACAAGGTGTTTGAAATCACCAAGTCGAACATGGCTNTGGAACGTACCGNTGAAATGCGCTACCTCGGNCTTGCACAGTTGAAGACCGAAGGCGGCAATACTCAGTTCGATAACGCCGCTGGCGAACGTTATGTTTACAATCAGGAACATAACGAAATTGCCCTCGGTTACGCGATTACCCGTAAGGCAATCGACGACAACCTTTACAAGGCTCAGTTCAAGCCTACGAACCTCGGCCTGACGGAATCGTTCCATCAGACTAAGGAAATCTACNCTGCCAANGTTCTGAACACGGCGACGACGTACAATGCAGCTATCGGCGGCGACGGTGTGGCACTCTGCTCCACTGCTCANCCTATCGACGGCAGCACNATTGCGAACACGCCTACGGTTCANGTTGATCTGAACGAATCGACCCTGCTCAACGCAATGGTCGCCATTCGCCAGAACTTCCGCGATATCGCTGGCAACAAGATTTTCGCCCGTGGTCGTAAGTTGATCGTTCCTCCTTCCTTGGAGCCAGTTGCTNTTCGTCTTACGAAGACGCAGCTTCGTCCGGGTACGGCAGATAACGATACTAATGCTATACTGTTTACCGGCGGCGGTTTGCCCGAAGGTTACATGGTCATGGACTTCTTGACCTCCAACTATGCTTGGTTCNTCCTGACTAACATCAAGGGCCTTGTCTATATGGAGCGCGTTCCATTCGAAATGGACATGCAAGTCGACTTCACGACTGATAACCTTCTTGTCAAGGGCTATGAGCGGTATTCGGTTGGCTACTACAACTGGCGTTCGATCTACGGTTCATTCCCAACCTCGTAAGGAGTAGCTTATGTCTATTACAGCAAACTCCGGTCCGTATGTTAGCTTTGGACAGGCTCCATTCGCTGACTATAATCCTGAGGCTGGTCCGTCGTTGTTTTATTCGGGCATGGGTCTTTTAGACCCACGTTCGATTTATACCTACGTACCGGGCCAGAATTTTGGGGCTAACACGCTTGGTTGGCTTGGCGTAGACAACGTTTTGACGTTGAATACGACTCCTCCTGCGGCTTCTGGCNNTGCTATTGCAGCGGCACAGGCCATTACCTCTGGTATGCTCACTGCGGGCATGACGCTTGTTTCTTCTTCTTCTGCCTCCACGGCAGTAGCGGTTGCACAGTCGATTATCCGCGCTGACACTGGTGTTCAGGTCACTGGCCTTTTGGCTCTTGACGCTTACACTTCGGTTACGGGTTACATTTCGAACGGAACCAGCGGTACTGCTGGCAACATTCTGATTGTTTCCACGAACGGCAACCTTCCGCTNNCCATCGGAATGACGATTTCTGGCACTGGTATTGCTGCTGGTACGATGATCACGGGTTATGGCCCGACGGTTAACGTATCAAACGGCAATTCGGCGGCTGGNTTTACGGGTTCCTACACGGTTAGCGGCGCTCCTGTTGCGGCTGGTACAAGCGGTTCTCAGCTTACTATCACTGCTGCTCTGGGTTCGGCTACAAACGACGCAATCACTGGTTCGCAGATTGGCTTCGGCTCTGCTCAGACAATTTCGTTGTGGAACCCACAGGCTCTTAGCGCACGGGCTGTAAGTGTTACCCCTGTGTCTGCAACTCCAACTGCAAGCATCACCTTCACCGTCTCTGGGTTTGACATTTATGGCTACCCAATGTCGGAAGTGATCTCGCTGACGACGAGTTCGACGCAGAACACCGCTGTCAACGGTAAGAAAGCATTCAAATATATTACGTCTGTCATCCCTTCGGTAGCCGATACGGTTACTTATAGCGTTGGCACGACCAATATCTTTGGTTTTCCTCTCCGTTCTGACAACTTTGGTGATTTGCTGATTAACCAATCGGCCTCTGTCAACCCTGCGGTTGTCACGGCTAACTCTGGTTATGTTGCGGCGGTTACGACCTATGCAACCAGCACGACAGGCGACGTTCGTGGCACGTACACGTTCACGCCAACACTTGCCACTACCCGTTTCGTCGTTCGCCAAACGGTTCAACCATACAATGTCGGGTCAATCGCTGGCCTGTACGGCGTCACACAGGCATAAGAGGTAAATTATGGCTAAACATCACAGTATGCATGGTGAACACCATGAGCATGATGGCCATCATGGCCATCACATTCACCACACGGTGAAGAAGCATTCGATGCATTCGATGAAGCATCGCGGTCACCATGCAAAGGGTGGCGCGGTGTCGGAAGGCGAAGTGCCTCATGACGACGAACCACGCGACGTTTACGCTGGCGCAAATTCGCCAACCGTTCACGAAGCTGATGAGAAGCACGCTGCCCGTAAGCACGGTGGTCGCGCCAAGAAGCATGCTCATCACATGAAGCATGTTGAAGCACATGGTAAGCATGCGCATCATCGCTTGGATCGTCCTGCCCGTAAGTCGGGTGGCGGCGTTGAAATGCGTCCATTTTCGTCCGCTCACAACGTGAAGACCCCTGCGGGTCGCATGGTGGAGTCGGGGGAGTCGTAAGCCGTTCGCACAAAGCGGACGGCGGTGGCGCAAAATGGATTCAGGGTGCTATCAAGCACCCCGGAGCATTACACCGGCAGCTTCACGTCCCGGAGGGGGAGAAGATCCCCGCCAAGAAGCTGGCTAAGGCGGCGCATAGCGAGAACCCTACCCTCGCTAAACGCGCCCGTCTCGCCCAGACGTTGAAGAAAATGCATTAATTGAAGGGGGGCTACGGTCCCCCTTCTTTCTTCGGAGAGTGAGATGACGGCAGCTTGGACGCGCAAAGAAGGCAAATCCGAATCTGGCGGCTTAAATGCCAAAGGACGCGCTTCTTATCATTCTGAAACGGGCGGCACGTTAAAGGCTCCCACAAAAGATACGCATAACTCCCGCCATCATTCTTTTTGTGCGCGGATGGAAGNTATGCGGTCTAAACTTACGAATCACAAGAATGCCCACGATCCGGATAGCCGGATCAATAAAGCATTGCGGAAATGGGGNTGCTAATGGCTACGAAGCCTTTTTGGGAACATCCCGCTGAAAAAGATGCTCATCACAAGCATTTAACTGCAAAACAGAAATCAACCGCGAAAGCACATGCACGGGCGGCAGGTCGTCCCTACCCTAATTTGGTAGATAATGTAGCAGTAGCACGTCAAAGGGGCAAATAATGACCAGCCAAGCATACGTAATTAATGATTCTGTCACCAAGCGTGGCGTTACAGAACCTTTNGAACTCCAAGTTTCTCGTAGCCANATTACGGGTCATTCGACCGTAAGCATTTTTGGTTATCAGGCGGCTATCCCAACGACTGGTTTTATCCCAATTTGGGAAAATGCTACGACTTATACNTATCCTGCTTCTGCGATCACGATGACGCTTCTTAGTTCGTCCGCTTCGGATGCTGGTGTTACGGTTTTGATCAATGGTTTGGATGCTAACTACAACCAAATCTCTGAATCGATCACCTTTACGGGTGCTAACTATACGGGGGTCAATACAACCAATAGTTATTTCCGCATTAATAACATGAGTGTTACGGCGGTTCCAACTGCCGGAACTAGCAACATAGGCACAATCCAGCTTCAAAATACGGGCAAAACCATTACCTATGCTCAAATCAACATTGGCATTGGTCGTACCCAATCTGCAATTTATACGGTCCCAAATGGCTTCACTTTTTATTTGAATCGTAGCCAANGTTGGNCGAACATGGTTTATACCAGCGGTTCNTATGGTACTTACCGCACTTGGACAATTAACTCTGCTGGGGTTAACTCTNTGGTTACGCAACGCCCATTTGTTGCTAACTTTGTTAGCGAACGTTTGTATCCAAATGCATACGCTCAAAAAACTGATATTCAGTGGCAAATGTCGGCAACGGGTTCAGCATATGCTGCTGGCTTTGTTGTTGAAGGTGTATTGGTATCGAACGACGGCACTATCTTCTAAGGATAGACCATGATAACGAGCGGCACTTATAATTTCAATCCGTCGCTTGGCGAGATCGTTCTCAATGCGTATGCCCGTTGTGGCATCCGCAGAACGGCTCTTGTCCAAGAACATATGCAAGATGCCCGCTTTGAAACCAACCTTATGCTGGCTTCATGGGCCAACCAAGGNGTTAACTTGTGGGAAGTTGATCTGGTTACTGTACCATTGATACAGGGCCAGACAACATATGCTGTTGATGCAAAGACCGTGATGATATTGGATGCTTACATTCAGTATAATGGCGGCACTACTTCTCAGTTTGATCGCGTTATTATGCCTATTTCGCGCACGGAATATGCCCAGAC